AGCATCTCTATATCCGAAACCAGCCTGAACCAGCCAGAACTGGTGGGATATCCCCATGATTTACCCAGGCTGTGCACAATGGTGCCTGAACAGGCCAGCCTGTTTGCCAGTCACTTGGGTATCTTTGCTGAAACGTATATGGGCCACAGCCTTATGCCCTGGCAGCAGTTGGCTTTGTCTGGCCAGTTGCAAGAAAACGCAGCTGGTGATCTGTTGCACAGGGTTTCGCTTGTGTCGACCGCCCGCCAGTGTGGAAAAAGTTTTGCTCTCATGGCTTTGATTGGGGGTTGGTTGACTGAGATGCCCAAGATTAGGGGTGAGCGTCAAACAGTGCTTTCTACAGCTCACCGATTGGATTTGGCGGTCATGTTGTTTGATGAATTGTCACCTATTTTGGAAAAGCATTTTGGTGCCCATGTGGTTAGGTCTTATGGCCGCAATCAGGTGATTATGCCGGATGGCAGCCGCTGGCTGGTCAGGGCCGCCAATCCGTCAGTGGGTCACGGCACCAGCCCTGATCTGGTGGTGGCCGATGAAATTTGGGATATCAGCCGCGAAGCAATAGACGGCGGATTATTGCCAGCCCAACGTGCACGAAAAAACCCGCTGCTATCCATGTGGTCTACCGCTGGCACTGAACATTCAGTGGCCATGCTCAGATGGCGTGAACAGGGTTTGCGACAGATTGACCAACGCAAACAGGGCAACTTTTTCTTTGCTGAATGGTCACCACCACCAGACCTGAACCCGATGACCCCAGAAGCCTGGGCCTACGGGAACCCTGCACTAGGCCACACTTTGAGCATAGAAACCTTGATAGCGGAAAGCGAAAACCCAGACCGCGCCCAATTCTTGCGGGCATCTTGCAATCTGTGGGTGGCATCAGATAAAGGCTGGTTGCAACCAGGCTTGTGGCCATCGTTGCTGTATGAAGGTCCAATACCAGAAGGCGGCACCGTAGCCATAGAAACCAGCATGGATGACAGCCGCTATTTCGCTGTGCGCTGTGTGCAGCTGCCAGACAAACGAACCCTGGCCACAGTCGAATTCATGGCAGATACATTGGCCGAATGTTTAGCCAGATGCACTGAACTAGCCAAAAATCCAAACATCAAATTTGCCATCACCCCTACGATTGATATTCACTGGCCGCTGCTTTTAGAACGGCGAAAAGTCACGTGGGGTTACGGCGAAATCTTAAAATTTACGCCGGCAGTGAAAAACATGTTGACCGAAAAACTGTTGGTGCACACGGGCGAAATGATGTTGGCCGAACATTGCCAACGCGCCGTTGCAGTCCGTCAACAATCCAGCATTGCACTTTCCAGCCAACGCAGCCCAGGCCCCATAGAACTAGCCAGATGCATGGTTGCTGCAGCAGCTTTATCGTCATCAGGTGCCAGGTCATCACAAGGCAAACCCATGATCATGGTGGCAAATCGCTAACATTGAAACGGCGCTGGGCTGAAGGATTACCTTTTGTCGGGATCGGAATTTGCCAGCCCAGTGCCACCATGCCCACCTATTGATATGGCACACTGAACCTATGGCAATTTTCCAGCGCGTAAAAAAAGCCGCAGTTTCACCAGCACCACAAAAAGCGGCTGCACGTGGCGCCTACAGCAACACCGTCACAGGCGTTGGCGCCGTTGGAAACTATTACAACTACAACGAAGGCACCCAACGCAATCTGGCAATGTCAGTGCCCACCATTTCACGCGCCCGCGATCTCATGGCCAGCGTCATTTCATGCATGCCGCTTTACATGTATAAAGAAACATGGGATGACACAGCAAAAATGCTTGTGCAAGAAAGAATTGCACCACGATCATGGACCCGCCGCATCGACCCTGCGCTATCAAATGCCGCGACCCTCAGCTGGTTATTTGATGATCTTCTGTTTTATGGTAGAGCCTTTTTGTTTGTCAGCAGCCGATATAGCGATGGCCTGCCAGCAACCTTTTCACGCTTGCCAGCGGGCAGCGTCACAACTTTAGATCAGCAGCCACCAGTGTGGTTTGCACCTAGCAATGAAGTGTTTTTTGCTGGCGCACAAATCCCTAGCGAAGACCTAATTCAATTCATCAGCCCAGTGCAAGGCATCATTTACCAATCAGAACAATGCATAGCAACCGCGCTCAAGCTTGAGCAGGCAAGGTTCAGAAATTCCAGCAGTTTGCAGCCGGCTCAAGTCCTAAAACAAACTGGCGGCGAACCCTTATCAGCAGAAGAATTGGCGGCCCTCTCAGCAAGTTTTGATCAGGCCCGCATGACAAATTCCACCTGTGCTGTAAACGAATTTTTGGATGTGCTGCCACAAGCTGCCACCCCAGACAAAATGCTGTTGATCGATGCCGCAAACTTTCAAGCACTAGAAGCCTGCAGGCTCACAAATATCCCTAGTTACCTTGCAGGAATTTCTGTCGGGGGATATTCATATGTAAGCAACGCAGGCGCCAGGCTTGATCTTTGGTCCTTTGGCGTCAAGCCATACGCAGAATGCATTGCACAAACACTGTCAATGAACAACGTGACCCCGCAAGGCACCTATGTGGCCTTTGATATTGACACCTACCTAGAAGAAGATTATTCAATGAGCAACAATGACAAATCAGAAGAAGAAAACTACCAACCAGAAATGGCAGCAAAATGATCAGGTTCAACAGCACACAAATCACTATTAGCGCAGCCGCACAAGAAGGCGAAGAAAGCCGCCGCGAGATCATGGGCATTGCAGTGCCATACAACGTGGCAGCAATAGTTTCAGATGGCACCGAAGTCATTTTTGAACCAGGCAGCCTGCCAGTAGACGGCAAAGCACCCCGCCTGTTCATGAACCACGACAGCACCCAGGCCATTGGCATAGTTACCGAACGGGCCGAAACCCCAGAAGGCATGATGTTTACCGCCAAACTAAGCAAGGTACCCCAGGCCGATACGGCGTTGACCCTTGCGCTTGATGGCGTTTTAGACAGTGTTAGTGTCGGGGTGAACGTGACCAAATCAAAATTTGACAAAGATGGCACCATGCGCGTTTTGGCAGCTGACTGGGTTGAATTGTCGATGGTGCCAGTGCCGGCATTTGCTGGCGCAATCATCACAGACGTGGCCGCAAGTATCCACCAAGAGCCAGAAGAAATCAGCAATACTGAAATACAGGAACCCATAGAGGAGACACAAACCATGTCAGAAGTAGCAGCACCAGCAGAAATTGTGGAAGCAACCACGCCAACCACACCACTTTTTGCACAAGCAAAACGTGAATTTGCTATGCCAACCCCAGGCGAATTCATGGCCGCATACCACATTGGTGGCGACACATTCCGCAAAGTCAATGAAGCAGTAAAAATCAATGCCGCAAAAAGTCAGACAGCATTGCAAGCGGCAAGCGCTCAAGACCTTACCACTGATACGGTTGGCTTGCTTAGCAACATCGTGCTGGGACCTGTTTTTCAAAATTACAACTTCATCAGGCCTTTGGTTTCAGGTATCGGCGTAAGGGCGATGCCTGCAGCACCACAAAAAACATTTATTCGACCAATCATCACACAGCACACTTCAGCTGCAGTGCAAACTGAAGGCGCACAGGTTGACAGTCAGAAAATGACGCTCAGCGCAAACTCTGTCACAAAAAGTACGGTTGCTGGGTCCGTTTTTGTCTCACAACAAGATATGGACATGACCTCGCCCGAAGCGATGAACACGATTTTGACAGACCTTAGCGGACAGTATCTCAAAGCCACCGACACGTTGGCATGTACTGCAATTTTGGCTGCAAAACAGACCAGCGGTTTCACTTGGACAGTAACAACAGGTGACCCAACAGGATTGATGAATGCGCTGTACGGTTGTGCTTACAACATCAGCAACAGCACCAACCTGTTTGCAACCCATCTGGTGGTTTCTGTAGACGTATGGCAAAAACTGGGCAGCCAGTTAGACGCAGACAAGCGCCCACTGTTTCCAGCAATCGGTGCACCAGGCCTGATTGGTCAAAACACTTTGGGTGCAGGTTCAGCTGCATCATGGTCAGGCATGAACCCAATGGGCCTAGAAATTTTGGTAGACGCCAACCTGTCTGCCGGCACATTCCTTGTGGTTCACGCCCCAGCTTGCGAATTTTACGAACAAGTACGCGGCATTATGTCAGTTGACAACCCAGATTTGTTGGGCCGCACATTTGCCTACTACGGTTATTTTGCGACATTCTTCCAGGATGCAACAGACGCCACAGCAGGTTCACGTTTTGTTCAATCCGTAACAGTCGCCTAGTCGAAAGGCGGCCTACCGCCAATGGCTGTTTTCACTGTTACCCATAAACAACTGACGGACAACTACGCCGTACTGCAATTACTGACCCCCACAGATATTGCAGTAGGGCAGTCCATCACCGTTGCCAGCGTTGGTGCACCATTCAATGGCACCTTTACTGTTTACGATTGCCCAAACTATGAATTTTTAGGCATTGACACTGAAGGCGATCTGCTTTTCAATTATCAAGTAATCATTGAAAATCAGGTGCTGTTTGCTTGCACTGGCAGCGATGTTGTACGCACAGCAAGCCCTGGCACTGTCACCTATGCACCAGTGTGCACGTGGATTACAGCAACCAACATTGAAGACTGGTTAGGAATAGGAACAGCCAGCGCATTGGATGCCGCATTTTTGACTTCATGCGCGTCAGCTGCCAACCAATTCTGTTACCGCCGCCGGCAGGAAGCAGGCTATTTTGACAGTTTGAGCACCACCCCATCTGGTGACGTTTCGTTGGGCACCATCATGTACGGGGGCGCCCTATACCGTCAGCGCGGCAGTGTTGACAGTTTCGCATCATTTGACAACATGCAAAGCGCCCCACCAGTAGCACTTTCTGGCATGGTGAAACAGTTGCTGGGCATTGATCGCCCTGCTGTGGCCTGATCATGCCAGTTGCCTACACAGACCTGTTCAATGAAGCCCTAGACGATTTGGCAGCCAAACTGAACACTGTTACAGGCCTCACTGTGGTCACTGACCCCCGCAATCTCGCTGCACCTTGCTGCCTAATCAATGCCCCATCATTCACCACACCCTTTATGACAAACAAGGCTGTGCAGCTCACATTCCCAGTGCAGATCATTACCCTGGGGCCATACAACTTGGATGCACAACGCAGCCTGCTAAACACTATGGCCAAAGTGCTTTCAGCAAATGTGGCTGTTACAGATGGCCGCCCAACCAGTGTTGAAATTGGTGGGGTGCTAATGCCAGCCTATGAAATGACCGTAAACATGAAAGCGACAGTATGAAACACTTTATTGAAAGCGAAAAACTGGGCAAAATAGGCGAAGAATACGATGCAGAAGCGGCAGCTGCCACTGGCATAAACGTGGATGCCCTAATTGCTGGCGGTTTTATATCCGTACAAAAGGCACCGAAATCTGCTAAAACTAAAAGTGACCCAGAGGAGAAGTAGCAATGGCAACATCAGTTTTTCTTAG